CGCCAAGATCAAGGCGAAGGCTCGCGCGAAGCTCGGCGCCAAGAGCAAGGGCAAGCCGAAGCGCCCGGCGACGCTCGCCAGCCTCGGCATGATGTAATGCGCGCTGAGGTCATCGTTCCAGTTGAGCATGACCAGGCGGGGCGCCGCGTCACGGCGCCATGCGCGCCGATCGGCAAGCGTTACGAGTTCGCCGGCTTTGCGTGGCCTCAGGGAGCGGAATGCGTCGTGTTCCGGCTCGCTGACCACCCTACCTCGCCGCCGGAGGCCCCGGCGGCACCGCATTTGCGGCCCGCACCATGACCTCGCTCACCTTCGCTGCGTGGCTCGGTATGTGCCAGGCGAGTTTCGACCTTGCCCTGTCCATATGGTTTCCGGGCCGGAAGGTCTAGCCGTCATGGATCGGCCGATCAGCCCGACCGAGTTGCGCGAGGTCGCCGAGAATTGGGACGCATCGGCCGACTACTGCGAGCGGGAGGGCTGGCCGGCGCTCGCCGAGCGGGACCGGAAGATCGCCGCGGCGCTCCGCCATGCGGCGGACGTGGGCGAGCGGGAGCGTAAGGCCGAAGCGCCGGGCGTCGTCCTCGGGAGGGCTGAATGAGCACCGTTGCAGGGGCGCGCGTCCTCGGGGTGGACGGCAACCCCATCGCCTCGTCGTTCAAGCACGAGGCCATGGCACGCCTACAGGGCCGCATTGCCCCCGTGGTCGCCATGGCGAAGCAGTATGGCGTTTCGGTCGACGACGTGTTCGGCGCCTATGTGCTGGCGATCGCCGGGCAGAACCCGGCGCTGGGCCGCCGAACGCTCGACGCAATCGAGGCGACGATCATTCAGCAGGCGGCCCGCAAGGCGCCGGACGCATGACTGCCGTTCAGACAGTTGGCGCCCTTACGGTGGCGCTGGTCTTCTCGCTGTTGCTCAACGGCTTCCTTTCCGCCGTGATCGCGCTGCGGGATCTGACGCCGGACCGCCTCGCGAGCATTCGTCGAGCCTTCGCGGGTTTGAAAAAAAATCAAATAATTTGAATTCTCGCACGGGAAATCAAACATGCGCGGAGGGAGGCGGCAGGGGGCGGGGCGAAAGCCGGGGAGCGGGCTCGCGAAGCGCACCCGCAAGATCGCCGAGCGGGCGACCGCGACGGGCAACACTCCGCTCGAATACATGCTCGCGGTCATGCGAGACATCGGTGCCGACGTGAAGCGCCGCGACGAGATGGCGAAGGCTGCGGCTCCGTTCATCCATCCCAGGCTCGCGGCCGTGGAGCACTCGGGCGACGAGAAATCGCCCCTGGTCGTCAAGATCGTCCGCTATGCCGACGATCAGCCTTCCTAATCAATGGAAGCCGAGGCCCTACCAACAGAAAATGTGGGGCTACTTGGAGCGAGGCGGCCGGCGGGCTTGCTCATTCTGGCACCGGCGCGCGGGAAAGGACGACGTTGCCCTGCATTGGGCCGCGGTCGCCGCGATGCAACGGGTCGGCACCTACTGGCACATGCTCCCGGAAGCCGAGCAGGCCCGCAAGGCGATTTGGCGTGCGGTCGACCCGCACAAGGCAGCGCGCCGGATCGACATCGCGTTCCCGCAGTCCATCCGGGCGCGGACCCGCGATCAGGAGATGAATATCGAGTTTATCAACGGGTCGCTCTGGCAGGTGGTCGGGTCGGACAACTTCGACAGCCTGGTCGGGTCGCCGCCAACCGGCGTGGTGTTTTCGGAATGGCCCCTCGCCGATCCTCGGGCTTGGGCGTTCCTCTCGCCGATCCTCGAGGAAAACGGCGGGTGGGCGATCTTCAACGGGACCCCGCGCGGCCCGAACCATGCCAAGAAGCTCTACGAGTTCGCCGGCAAGGAACCGGACTGGTTTTGTGAGCGGCTGACCGCATTGGAGACCGGGGTTTTCTCGCCCGAGGCGCTGGCGCGGATCAGGCGAGAGTATGAGGGGACGTTTGGCGCCGATGCCGGCGCTGCCCTCTACGAGCAGGAATACGAGTGCAGCTTTGAGGCTGCGGTGCTCGGGGCCTACTACGGCCGGCTGATGGCCGACGCCGAGCGCGAAAAACGGATCACGAGCGTTCCCTACGATCCGAGCGCGCTGGTGTGGACGTCTTGGGACTTGGGCATCTCGGACGCGACGGCGATTTGGTTTGCGCAGATCGTCGGGCGGGAAATCCACATCATCGACTATTACGAGTCGGCGGGTGTGGATCTCGGCCATTACGCCGCGGAAATCAAGGCACGCCGCTACAACTATGGCGGCCATCTCGTTCCGCACGACGCTCAGGCGCGGGAACTGGGCACGGGCAAGACGCGCGTTGAAACGCTGAGCGCGCTCGGGCTCGAAACGACCTTGGTTCCAATCCACCACGTACCGGACGGCATCAACGCTGTCCGGTCGATCCTTCCGAAATGCTGGTTTGACCGCGCGAAGTGCGAGCGAGGCATTGAAGCCTTGAAGCTCTACCGAGCGGCTTACGACGACAAGGGACAGACGTTGCGCGATCATCCGGTACACGATTGGGCCTCGCACGGCGCGGATGCGTTCCGCGAGCTGGCGATGGGCCTTGAGCGGGAGGCCGCGCCGGTCGAGCGCCGCTCGCGCGCCGTGCGCCGCTCCGGTGGGTGGCTAGCGGGCTAGGATATGACCAAAGAGCAATGGCATTTGGAGGCCGGAACGCAGGCCGACAACCTGATGGACATGCATCGCCGGCAGCGCCACCCGGGCACTCGATTGAACGCGGATCAGGTTAAAGCAATCAGGACGGACAGGCGAGTTGGTAAGCAAATCGCCGCGACCTATGGCGTCTCTCAAGGCACAGTTTACGCGGTCAAAAGCGGAAGAATTTGGAAGCACGTCTGATGGCCGATCAGAAAAAGCCAAAGTCGCGCCTTCGGCGAGCCCTCGAGCTGGGCGCCGAAAAGGTCGGCGTGCGCCAGCCCGACACGACGCAGAAATTCGACGACCTCGACGATTGGCTGAAAGACGCCATCGAGCGGATCGACGACGGCTGGCGGCGCGAGGAAACGAACATCGCCGCGGCCTATGAGGATCTGGAGTTCCGGGCCGGCGAGCATTGGCCCGACTACGCCAAGCGGGAGCGCGAGCACGAAAAGCGGCCTATCATCACGATTAACGACGTGCCGCAATTCGTTCGCCAGATCACTGGCGATATCCGGCTCATGAAACCGTCGATCAAGGTTATCCCGGTCGACGCGCGCGCCGATGAGGCGGTCGCCAAGCTCCTGTCGGGAATGATCCGGTACATTGAGAACCGGAGCCACGCCAAGGTCGCCTACGCGATCGGCGCGGACTCTCAAGCCGCGGCCGGCGTCGGTCATTGGCGGGTGCTCACAGAGTACGCGAGCGCCACGACCATGAACCAGGAAATCCGCATCGCGCATATCGAGGACGGGGTTTCGGTGCTGTGGGACGCCGATGCGATGCTCCCGACCCGCGAGGACGCGATGTGGTGCCTCGTGCCGGTCGACCTCACGGAACGGAAGTTCAAGCAGAAATACCCCGATGTTCCGTTGGAGGAATTCGCGCACTACGGACGGCGGTTCTCCGACTACTGGCACCATGACAACCGCTATCGGGTGGGCGAATTCTGGGAAAAGCGCCCGGCAAAGCGCAAGCTCGCCGTCTATCCGAACGGCGCCGCGCATGACGTCACCAAGGCCGACGATGCGGCGATCAAGAAATGCACCGACGAGGGCGCCGAGGTTCACGAGCGCGACGGGTTCAAGGTCTACCGGGCGCTGATCACGCTCGGCCACGTCTTGGAGGAGCCCGAGGAATGGCCGGGCGAATACATCCCGATCATCCGGGCGGCGGGCGAGGAGGTCCGCATCGGGCGCAACATCGTCCGTCACGGCGTCGTGCGGTTCATGAAAGACCCGTGCCGTCTCTACAACTATGCGCGCTCGGCGCAGGCGGAGGTTTTCGGCCTGGCGCCGAAGTCGCCATGGCTCGGCACCGACAAGAATTTCGAGGATTTCGAGGAGGAATGGGAAACCGCCAATGAGCAGAACTGGCCCTATCTGCGCTACAAGCCCGATCCGGCGAACGGTGGTGCAGCTCCCCAGCGCAATCAGCCGCCGGTCAGCTCGCCCGGCCTCTCGGAGGCGGTCGCGCTCGCCGGGACTGACAAGCAGCGTGTCACGGGCATTTACCCGTCGTCGCTCGGCGCACCGAGCCCCGAGACGAGCGGCGTCGCCATTCGGACCCGCGAGCAGCAAAGCGACGTGGGCAACGTCGTCTATATCGAGAATTTCGCGCTGGCTGTGGCGCACACCGGAAAGGTGATCCTCGACCTCATCCCGCATGTGTACGACCACGAGCGCGTGGTGCAGATCCAGGACGAAAAGGGCGAGGTCCAAAACGTCACGATCAATCGGGCGGTGGTCTCCGACCAGCTCGCGCCTGAACCCGTCGAGCCGATCGACGAGGACTATGACGACGACGAGGACACGGCACCCGACACCACCTACGACCACGGCGACGATGACGGCGGCGAGCCCGACGCCTCGATCGACACGGACCCGGCCGGCACGAAGCAGGCCGGGGTTTCGCCCGATATCGATACCGGCGACGCCTACGAAAACGATGTGACGATCGGCACCTACGCGATCGAATTCGACACCGGGCCGGCCTACTCGACGCGGCGCGAGGAAGCGCAAGCCGGCATGGCCGAATTGCTCAAGTCGGTCCCGCAAATCGTGCCGATCATCCTTGATCTGTACGTGAAGGCCCAAGATTGGCCGATGGCGTCGGAAATCGCCGAACGGCTACAGGCGATGCTCCCGCCGCCGATCCAGGCGCAGATTGCCTTGGAGCGCGCGCGGGCCTCGGGGCAGCCGCTGCCGCCGCAGGCGATGCCGCCGATGCCGCCCCCGGGGCCACCGGGCGGGCCGCCAATGGGACCACACGGCCCCGTGCCGATGCCGCCGCCTGGCGCCCCGCACCCGCCGGGACCGCCGCCGCCTGAGCCGCCGTCGCCAAAGGACGTCGCCGACGCCCATGTGGCGATTGCCAAGGCGCAGTCGGCCGAAGCGATTGCGCGCCTCGACGTCGAAAAGGCGGCGATCATGCGCGATATCGCGGCGCTGGAATTGCGGATCGCGACCGCCAAGGCGGGCGGCGACCAGGGCGCGCAGGGAAGCGTGATCCAAGGGCTGGTGGAGGAAATGGCGCACATCCACGGCATGGTCGCCGAGCTTGTCGCCGCGATCCACGGTCCGAAGGATATCGGCGACGCCGACGCGAGCGCGCCAGGCGGACCGGCCGATGGCGCCGGGCCCGGTGCTGCGCCCGTGCCGCAAGACAATTTGGGCGCACCAGCGCCCGCGCCAGAGGGGGCATAGATGCCGACGAACGTCACGAAACTGCCGCCGGGCTTTCAGAGCGCGGCCGGGATTGCGCTCACCAGCGGCGTGATGGCTGCGGGCCTCGGTGTAGGCTCCGAGATTTTCCAATTCCGATGGACCGACCCGAACAAGCTTTGCGCGGTCAAGCGCGTGGCGCTATGGGCGGGATCGATCGCAGCTTTCGCCGCTGGTATCGTTGATTTCGAGATGTTCATCGCCCGGAATTGGACGGTCGACGGCTCAGGCGGCACCGCGGCGGCTTTCACCAACAATTCCGGCAAACTCAAGTCGAGCTTTACCGACCTCGTGCTCGGCTCGGCGCGCGTGGCGTCGACCGCCGCGCTCACCGCAGGAACAAAGACGCTCGACGCTCAGGCGATGTCGAGCCTCGGCGGGTCAGTCACGGCGACGGCCGGCTCGGTCGTCATGCCGGTATTGGAATTCATTTCCGAGTTGGCGGAGTTCCCGCTCGTGCTCGCGCAAAACGAGGGGTTTGTCATCAAGGCGACGGTGCCGGCGACGGGCACGTGGTCATTCGGCGTTGCGGTGCGACACTTGGAGGTCGCGCCGGGCGGCGTTTAGAGCTTCGCGCGACGCTGGCGACGATCGGTTGCCGGCGCGGCGATGATCCAGGGCACCTTCGGGTGCCCTTTTTCGTGAGGGTAAAAGATGATCGACGGAACCAACGGGCAGGCGGACACGCCGGCCGGCGGGAACGAGGATGCGGGTTCGGGCAAGGACGGCGGCAACGCTGGCGAGCGCGAAACCGAGTACGTCACGCTCGCCGACGAGGGCGACGAGGATGCAGGCGGCGACGCCAGCGACGAGTCGACCGAAAACGAGGGCGACGAGGAAAGCGAGGGCGAAGCCGAGAGCGAAGTCGACCAGCCGCGCAAGCGGAGCGGTTCGCAACGCTCAAAGGCGAAGATCGCGGCACTGGAACGTGAGATTGCCTCTCTCCGGGCTCGGCAGGCGCAAGCGGCGCCGGCCAGCGAGGACGAGGGCACCGACGACGCCGGGGCCGAGGAGCTCAAGGAGCCGAAAGAGTCGGATTTCCCGAACGACTACCTTGCCTTCGACCGGGCGCACCGCGCGTGGCAAACGCGCATGGCGATCCGGGAGGAAAACCGCGCCAAGGATGCCAAGGCCGCCCAACGGCGGGCCGAACGGCAGCACGAAGCGCGGGTCGACGCCTACAACGGGCGTCTGACCGAGGTCAAAGATCGGATCCCCGATTTTGACAAGGTCATGAATGCCGCGGGTCAGATGGAGGTCCGCGACGACGTCCGCGACTTGCTCTTGGAAAGCCCCAAGGGGCCGTTGCTCGCCTATCACCTGGCGAAGAACCCCGAGAAAGTCGCCCAGCTCAACCGCATGTCGCCCGCGTCTGCCGCGAAGGAAATCGGCAGTCTTGAGGCGCGCATCCGCGGCCCGCAACCCAAGACGCACACCAAGGCCAAGCCGCCCAAGACGCCGCCGAAAGGCGGTGGTGCCCCGCCCGCAAAATCCAACCCCGACAAAATGTCGAATGAGGAATATCGGGCCTGGCGCGCGAAGGCGAGCTAGCCGCGTCGACTGACATTGAAAGGCTACGGCTATGACCGTGACCAACGCTGAACTGACGATCAGCACCATCGCCAAAGAGGCGCTGATGCTGCTCGACAACAATCTCGTGCTCGGCAATCTCGTGAACCGGGCGTATGAGGCCGAATTCGACAAGACGCTGAACGGGTACAAGGTCGGCGCGACCGTCCCCGTTCGCAAGCCCGCGCGCTATACGATCCGCTCGGGCGCCGTCGCCTCGCCGCAAGCCTCCTTGGAAAAGACCACGAATATCGTGGTGAACATTCAGGAGGGTGTCGACCTGCAATTCACGTCGGCCGACATGACCCTGAATATCACCGAGTTCTCGCAGCGGTTCTTGAAGTCGGCGATGATCCAGCTCGCGAACTCGGTCGACCTCAAGCTCACCGCGCTCTACAAGAACGTGTGGAACTGGGTCGGCACGCCGGGGACCGTGGTCGGTGGCTTCGCCGCGATCGGTCGTGGCGGTCAGCGGCTCGACGAAATGGCGGTCCCGACCGGCGAGCGGATCGGTGCTCTCTGCCCGGCCGATAACTGGGGCCTGCTCGGCTCGCTGACGTCGGTCTTCGTGCAGGACGTCGCCCGCCCGGCGATCGAACGCGCGAAGCTCCCGACCGTGGGCGGCTTCGACCTCTACTCGGTGCAGAACGTCGCGTCACAGACGGTCGGCACCAAGGCGGGCACGCCGCTGGTCAACGGCGCGAACCAGAACGTCACCTATGACGGCACCAACGCGCAAAGCCTCATCACGAATGGCTGGACCGCGTCCAGCGCGATCCTCAACCAAGGCGACGTGTTCACCATTGCCGGCGTCTTCGCCGTCAATCCGGTGTCCAAGGTGCAGTTGCCGTATCTGCAACAGTTCGTGGTCAACACGGCCGTTTCTTCGGACGGCACCGGCAACGCGACCGTGAATATCTCGCCGGCCATCATCACGTCGGCGGGCGGCGGGTTCCAGACCGTGAGCGCGGCCCCGGCGTCGGGTGCTGCCATCACCGTGCTGGGCACCGCGGCCACGGCCTATACGCAGAGCATGCTGTTCCACAAGAACGCATTCTCTCTGTGCATGGTGCCGATGGAGCGGCCGGAAGGCGCCGTGAAGGTG